AGATTCGAACTTCCAAAGGCACCACTATGGGCTAGCCCTATTCCCTCCGCAGTCTTTTTTAAGGACCTTGGAGGAGGTTTACCAGTTACACTCACGTCTGCATTGATAGTATAGCTTCTATTGTAAATAATGTCAATGACATTCACAACTATACCATTTCAAAATATAGTATCTTTTGGACAACAAACTATGTTGGATCGTCCATTATTTAACATCAGTTGGATTTTAGGACGCTTTTGTAACTATAAATGTAGTTACTGTTGGCCCTATGCTAGGACCGACACACCGGATCACCAGCCGCTTGAAGTATATAAATCTACTGTAGACGAGATTAAGCGTCAAGCACGAGCTAATGGGTTTAACCAGTTCCATTGGTCGTTCAGCGGTGGTGAGCCTACTGCTTACAAACAGTTACTCGATTTAATTAAACATTTGGATGATGGAGTACAAACTCCTTATCAGACAATACACATGACTACTAATTTGAGTCCTGGATCTAAATGGTGGAATAGTTGGTGTACAGCTACTGAAATGCTACAACGTAGAAGTATTACTGCTAGTTTTCATGCAGAGTTTGCCAAGGAACAAGAGTTTGGTGACAAGTGTTTACAGTTAATGTATGAACGTGTTCATGTGACTGTTAATCAAGTTATGGTTCCAGACAAGTTTTATGAAACACTAGAACGCTGTAACCGGTTACGTGAGCGTGGAATCAATGTAACGCTCAAACCTCAAAGCAATGATACTGCCACTGCTATTGTAGACGGTTACACTCCTGAGATGATTGCTATAATGCAAAATGAGTTTGAGCAACAAGAAGGCTATCAAATTAGATTAACTGACGGCACACAAGATTACTATATTGATCAAGCAGAACGTTTTAATGCTTTAGGGTTCAATCAGTTTACCAATTGGACTTGTAATGCAGGCTATCAAAGTGTTATAATAAGAGGTACCGAAGTTAAACGAGCTTATAGTTGTCGTGATGAGCATTTGGGCAAGATAGAAAAATTTACTTTGTTTTCCGCCCCTAAAATCTGCTTAACTCCTAGTTGCGTAAGTAGTGCCGATAGCAAGATACCAAAACGGAAATAATATGAATATAGTAGAAGTTAAACAAGATTGGCCAGATGATTTCTTTCGGGTAGAATTATATCTAGGAAATATTTGCAACTATCAATGTTGGTATTGTTGGCCAGGGTGTAGCGAAGGTGATATAAAATGGCCAGACTATGACACCTTAGTAACAAACCTTTCTCATTTGTTAGATTACTATAAAGAACATACAAACAAGAAAAAATTTCAAATAGGACTAATCGGTGGTGAAGTGACGCATTGGAAACGTCTTATAGATTTTATTAAGTATTTTAAAGAAAATTATGGCTGTGTTTTTACCATGCATACAAATGCATCTAAAAAAATGGACTGGTGGAAAGAAGCAACTCCCTATTTTGATCAAGTTGCCATTAGCCATCATCCTCAGTTTTCCAGTAAAGAACACAACAGGGAATTAGCTGATTACCTTTATTCAAAAGGAAAAATAGTTAATGTTACTATAATGATGGATCCTAATGCTTGGGATCATTGTATAGAAGCCAACGAGTATTATTTACAAAGCAAGTATAGATGGTCTGTAAGACGTGCAGAAATATTTCATGATACTATTAACTACACACCCGAACAAAATAAAATTTTAAAAAATTTGCGATCAAGGGGAACTAACCCGTTTTTCTTTTTATGGAACAATAAAGTTCCTAGGGTAAAGACTACAGTGATCGATAACCAAAATAAAAAGCACAAAATTAGTGAACAATTCTTAACATTAAATCGCCTAAATAATTTTGAGGGTTGGGAATGTAATTTAGGACAAGATTGGTTAAACGTAAAGGCCGGCGGAGAAATGCAAGGTATATGCGGTAATATGCTATATGATCAATCAACCACTTATAATCTTTACGATCCTGATTTTGTAGAAAAATTTCAACCTACTATTACAAAGACTATATGTAACAGTAAATCAGGATGTTGGTGTGATTTTGAAACAAACATGCCTAAAAGAAAATTAGGTACAACAAAGAGATTTATTCCAATATATGCTAATTGATACAGAACACTTGCACTACTGGATGTGTGCTATTCGCGAAAGTGATAATCCTAAGCAAACGCTGGAGGCATTCTGGCGAGGTCAAATCAAAAGTAAAGAATGGTTAATTGAGCATTTACAAATAGAAATAGACGAGCCTGTAACTATTGATATATTTGGCGGATGGGTAGGAACTCTTGCTAGTATGATATTTCAAAGTGGAATACCTGTTAAGAAAATTACTAATATTGATTTAGATATTAAGTGCAAATCTATTTCAGAAATGATGAACAAGATCGAACATATGGAAGGACGTTTTGAATTCATCCATGCAGACATGTCAGATTTGCCTAGTGAAGCAGATGTTGTTATTAATACAAGTTGCGAACATATTACACAGGATCAATATGATTTGTGGTTATCTGGACTTAGAGAAGATAGTTTAATTGTATTGCAAGGTAACAATTATGCCTTACCAGAGCACGTGAGAACTTCTAATGATTTAAAACATTTCGAAGAACAAAGCAAACTTGATGTAGTTTGGTCAGGAGAACTAGAAACACAGATGTACACAAGGTACATGATTATAGGTATCAAGAATGATTGACACCACAGCAATTCGTACAGTGAACAAGGATGTTTTTAGTGTTATTTGGGATACTGGAAGATTATGCAACTACGACTGTACATACTGTGAATCTACACGTCATAACAATTATAGCAAACATAAAAGTTTAGAAGAGTTTATAAAAACATTTGAATTTATAGACAAGTGGACAAAAATTTACAATAATCATAAGTTGTATAAGACAAATACAAATATTAATTTCACAGGCGGCGAACCTACTGCTAATCCTAACTTTTGGGATTTAGTTGATCATATTAAAAATTACGATAATTCTTACAGTTTAAGTCTAACTACAAATGGTGCATGGGGCGAACAATATAGACAACGCATTATAGATAATTTTGATGGCGTAACTATTAGCTATCACGCAGAGGCAGACGAAAAACAAAAAGCTCGAGTGATAGCAAACATACTTGCACTATCTAAAACTAATCTTTGGTTTCAAGTTAATGTAATGCTTCATGTAGACTATTGGAAGGAAACTACAGAATTATATGAGTATCTAAAAAGTTTAGGTATCAATTGCAAACCACGTCCCATTGGTGATGGTAACATAGTACGCAAGGGTTGGTTTATAGATGCAGATGGCACCAATAGACGTACCAGTCATGAATATTCAATAGAACAACAAACTTGGTTCTTTAATTCTGTGGGTATAGATAAGAAACCTGATGACGACGGGGAAGGCAATCAACTTGGAAGAAGTTGTTGCGGAAGTAGACCATTAGAAGGTAAAGTTGATGGCAAATGGATTCCTATTAAATTAGTTAATACAAATTTTAAAGATTGGTATTGCATGGTTAATTGGTTCTTTCTATATATCGATCAAGAAACTAATTTAGTTTATCATCATCAGACTTGCAAAGCCACCCACGAGGGTGCTCCTGGCCCAATAGGATCGTTAAATAATACAGATAAGATGTTTGATGATTTAGATTACTATCTTAAAAACCCTACGCCAATTGTGTGTCCTAATCAGCGTTGTGGATGCGGTATGTGTATACCTAAGGCTAAAAGCCTAGAAGACTTTAATGTGTTAAAAGAAAATGTTTCAATTTAATCAACTTAAACAAATCCATTTAGAAATTACAAACAACTGTCAAGCACATTGCCCTATGTGCAGTCGCAATCATCATGGCGGTATAGAGAATCCGTTGATAACAGTAAACAACTGGACTCTAGAACAATTTGAAACTGTAGTTAATCAAGAGGTACTCAAACAAGTTGAAGCATTATATTTCTGCGGTAACTTTGGCGATCCATTATTAAACAATGATTTAATTGATATGATTGACTATGCTGTTGCTAACAAACCCAGCATAGAAATTAGGATACACACTAACGGCAGTCTTAGAAGTATACAATGGTGGGAACGACTTGCCCGAGCATTACCTGAAAACCATGTAGTGGTATTTGCGATCGATGGACTTGAAGACACACACCATTTGTATCGTATAGGTACAGATTACAACCAGATACTTCGAAATGCTTCTACTTTTATTCAAGCAGGCGGAATTGCTGAATGGGCGTTTATTAGATTCAAACACAACCAGCATCAAGTAGAAGAAGCCAAAAGGATTGCCACTGAAACTGGATTTCAAAGATTTGTAATGAAGGATAGTAGCAGATTTGTTTTAGATAAAAAATTCCCTGCATTAAGCTATGAGGGTGTTGTAAGTCACTTTCTTGAACCTGCATCAGAAAGTAAGATTGTTTTTATTGATAAAAAAGTACTAGACAACTATCGACAGATTGTAGAATCTAGTGCTATCGAATGTTATGCACAACAAAATAAAGAAATTTATATAGATGCATTTGGAAGACTGTTTCCCTGTTGTTGGCTAGCTAGTACTCCTTATAACTATACAGCACCCGAATCTGATATTTTAGAAGTTAGACAGGTTATGCTCGATCAGTATAATGACATGATTGCAGACTTCGGCGGTATAGATAATATCGATACCAAGTATCACAGCATTAAAGATATTGTCGATTCTGATGTATATCAAACAGTATGGAATAAGTATTGGTCAGATCCTAAAATGGTAACTTGTGCAAGGGCGTGTGGAACTAACACACTTAGTAAACCAGTAGATCAATTTATTGAAAGAGAATCATTGGATGTCTAAAACGTTCTGCCCTTTGCCATGGATACACTTAGCCACTCGCCCTAACGGAGACGTGAGAGTATGTTGCACGGCTAATGCAAGCGGTGCAGGCGAAGAGGATATAAAGGATGCAGGGCTTGTAAAACAAAATGGCAGAATAATGAATCTGCAACACGATAGCATTGAAGAAGTATGGAATAGTGATTACATGAAAAACATACGTCTTAAGATGCTAGACGGAGATGCTCCCCTTAGTTGTAATAAATGCTATCAAGAAGAATCTAAAGGCATTGTTAGTAAACGACAATGGGAAACTGTTGTATGGAAGGAGAGATTAGATGTTAATAGAATTGTGGATAAAACTCAACCTGATGGGAGTCTTCCTGTTGATATTCCTTATTTTGATTTACGATTAGGAAACATGTGCCAACTTAAATGTATTATGTGTAGTCCACATGATAGTAGCAGTTGGATCAAAGAATGGAAGTTACAGTATCCTAAGTATAAAACAATAGAGCTTAAACAAGATCAACAATGGAATAGTGACTTTGATTACACCTGGTATCAAAAAGGTAGTTTTTTAGATACTATGAGATCACAGGCAAGCAATATACAAGAATTATACTTTGCAGGAGGCGAACCTTTATTAATACCTGAACACTATAAAATACTAGAGTTTATGGTAGAAACAGGTAACGCTAGTAAATGCGTGTTACGATATAATAGTAATGGGTTAGAACTTCCTGATAAACTATTTGATTTGTGGAAACATTTTAAAGAAGTTAAGTTTAATTTTAGTATTGATGCGTTTGGTGAAAGAAACAATTACATAAGATATCCAAGTGATTGGACAAGCATCGTGCAAAATTTGCACATACTAGATGAAACGCCAGACAACATTACTGTTAATATTGCCTGTGCTGTACAGTTATTAAACGTTCTAACAATACCAGAACTAGTGCATTGGAAAGAAAGCAAGAACTTTAGAAAGATCAATCTACCACCGTATGGAGCAGGATTGATTGGAACGCATTTAGTCTATTTGCCTAGTTACTTAAATGTTCGAGTACTGCCAGCAAATTTGAAAAAACGTGTAGAAACAACAGTAGATTATTTCTGTAGTAGAAAATCATCAAATGATGAATTTGTTTCAAACCCTTACGGATTAAAACGATGGAAGGGACTGGTACAATACATGATGGCAGAAGACTGGTCTAATAAATTACCTATTCTAGAAGACTACTTAACTGTTACAGATCAACAACGCGGAACAGATTTTAGGAAGACGTTTCCTGAGCTGAAGGACTTGTTTTAGTTAACGGTATATCTGCAGAGCAGGTACAGAAATTACGGTCACAAGTTACGGGTTCGCTAGGTGCAACGAAGTTGTCTTCATATATGTTGCCTAGACTACCACCGACTCTACAAGTCGCTCTGTGTACTTCCCCGTCCCAATTTATCATTAGGCTTTCTATACCTGCCATACAAGACCATCCGTTAAACTTGTTCTGATGATTTTTAATCATGTCATTAGAATGATACAATAGTTGTGCGTGTTCATTATCGAGCCACACTACTGTATTTGCTTCAACAGTTGCTTCGTATTCTTTAACCCATTCTAAATCAGTTAGATTGTAACGCATATCGTCAAACAAGTCATGATCCCCTTCTGTCCAACGAACTCTACGGACAGCATGCGGAATATTAACAGCACGTAGCGCATCTGCAATATATCTAGTACGTTTCATATGATCTTGGTGTGCCATCACATGTACCATGATTTTTCCAGCAAACAATTCATTAGTATTAACAATAGTGTTTAGCACACGTCTTACATCATACTCCATGTGGACACTGAACACATATTGATCAACACGTTGCTTTGCATAGAATTCAGCTGGTAATGTTCCGTTCGTTGTCACGCTGATCCAACTAATACCTTGATTTTTACAGTAGTTGACTAACTCTTCAAATTTAGGATGTACAGTAGGTTCTCCTCCTGTAAAACTAATGCGAATAGGTTTGTTTAATTTTACAAGTTTATCTACAGCAGATTTTAATATGTCTATATTTATATGGGGACTAGTATTGTCGTGTATGCTACTAGGACAATAACTACAATTAAAGTTACAACGCTTTCCTAAGTTCCATTCAATCTTAATGCTTCCTTGATGAGGCCAGCGACTAGTTACCTTAATCATAGTTTTTAAACTCCGGAGTAACATCAAAAAAACTTTGGTTGCGTGTGTTATCTAAATTACGATTGAACTCTATGCAGTCCTGCCACTTGTCGCTTTGATCGGTTGCATTTAGATAGTTGATAACGCCGTCGATCTGTTTAAGTGTAATATCAAGTAGTATTGGATTTTCTATAACGTATTTGTATTTAGGCAATTGTATCTTGGCCATTTGTAATCGTTTGATAGCAAGGTCTTTAAGGTCAAATGGTAACACTTGTGCCGATAGTAGATTTGGATAGTTAACCATGTTAGTGTAGAATACAATCCCAAGTTCGTCTAAGAATAGTTTAATCATTTTATCCAGCATTAACACATTACTTACTTGTACTGCAACTGCTCCGACAATTCGTTTTATGTTTGGGATTGTTTGGATTTCTTTAATATTAGATACAACTTCTTCCCAATCACTGTTACCGCGAATGTAATTGTAAACATCCCCAATGCCGTCAATAGAGACATTAACGGCAACTGATCTAAAATGAGGCCAATAGTCATGTATAGTTCTTCCTTTGTTAATTCCTAATGTTGTTCCGTTAGTTGCATACTTGATTTCGATTTGGTGCCCATATGGTTTAAGCATATCTAATATTCTGTAGTGCGTAGGATCCATTAGTGGTTCTCCTCCGGCAAATTCTACACGTCTGAAATAAGGTAACAACTTTTCTAAGTTACTCCACCATGCTGGGTTGTCTGTAAACTTATCTAAGTAAGGTTTTTGTTCTAGCTTTAAGTCCTCTACAATTTTGAACATAAAGTTGTTTTCTTTTTCGTAATACTTTTTTACTACATTCCAATCGTTCCAACTAGTACTATCTATCGGGTTACACATGCGGCACTTGAGGTTACACAAATTGTTTAATTTTAGTTCCATAGTAGGAAGCTCAAATGGCATACTGTAATCGTCGTTTAAAGCGTCTAATGCGTTAGGGTATAAGTTGATACGTGATTCGGGGATTGTGCCCGTTATATGACGTTGTCGCAAGGATTCGACACCCTGATCTTCCAATCTAAAACAAGGTTCACATTCGGGTGGACGTATGTTAGTAAGTACTGACTTACGAATACGTTTTATCGAGTCACCGTTCCAAATTTCTTCTAATGTGTTGTCTTGAATGAATCCAATTGGATGACTACGACAGCAAACTTTAATTGCGCCGTCTTCTCTTGTAGCCAATCCTGTAAATGGATGCATGCAAAATGTTTTTGAATTCATGAACTATTTAACCGAGTTATACTAGCACATAAATATTCTTATGCTAACTCCTACCAATCATACAGTCGATACCGAATTATTTCAAGAAGCTTGTAACCATTTACCAAAAGGTGCAATGAAGACATCTATTAATCAGCCGACTGGAGATTTCTTTTATGATCCTTGGATTTTGAAAGACGAATATAAAGGAACTGTTTGGGAAACATTATACAACTCACTGCCTGTAATTAAGGGTGAAGCAAGAATTATTATTTTGGATCCAAATCAATGTTATCAAAGACATGCCGATATAGATGACAGATACCATTTGAACATACTTGGCGAAAACTGTTATCTGATCGATCTAGTAAGAGACACAATGTATCCCTTAGAACAAGATGGTATATGGTATGATATGGATGCAAGTTTTCTACATACCGCCGCTAACTTTGGACGCAAGGCTAGAGTTCAACTAGTTGTTAGAAAACTACTGAAAAAGAATCAGCTAGTCAATCCTATTAACATAGGTTTAACTACAACTATGACAAATGCAGATCATGCTAGACATATATTTGACAACACAGTTAGTCCTTGGCTCAACGAAGCCAACAAGGCAGGATACATAGACAATTTTAGTTATTCATCTGTCGTTGTCAAATTTAGTATAGAACAAGACAAGATAGATTCATTAAAACACATACTACCAGCCGAGTTCATAATCGTATGACAGATTGGAAACCATTTTATAAAATACGCAATGGTATATACAGCACTACTAATTTGCTGTATGCTCCTATAATTAATCCCGAAGGCACTGTTATGTGTATGGATTGGACTACTGAAAACAATTATCACAAAGAACATTGTTCACCTGCGTTAATAGATTTTATGTTTAATAGAGAAGTAACATACTTGCAAAAGTTCCAAGGTTACGAATGGGCTCCACAAATCATTGATATTACAAACAAAAAAATTTTTATAGAATGGAATGTAGAGACATTAAACACTTTACTGTTTGTGCATAACAAACCTGTTGATTCAGTTTGCCCTGATTGGAAACATCAGTTATCTACCATACTACAAGATTTAAAAAATGCAGGGTATTATAAAATGGCATTATACCCGCATTGTTTCTTTTTAGACAAGAGCAACAAATTAAAGACTTTTGATTTTTACGGTTGTGTAGAAATGTCCGATCCGTTTATTGAAAGAACTCTTATAGAAGGAATAATTGGACCAGATAGCGGCGGACGATTTGATTCTGCTACTGTAAACGGCTTAATTGATTTTAGAATATTTTTTAAAAATACCTTATTGAATCATCTTGGAACAATTTGGCCTGATAATCCTTTTCCCGAACTTTACAAAATATATGATTAACTGGAACGAAATTATTAAAAATCTTAAAGACGGTAAGATAGTTACAGTTGATCCTGCACGATGGAACATGAGTAATCCTGAGTATGCAAATATGTTAAAGCTATGGAAGGAAAATAATTTCAACACTGATAGTGTCAAATGGACCAACTATTACGATACTAAAGACATTGAGATTGAACTAGCTACTCGAATGCATGTTACACCTTTACGCAGTTGGATCAGTTGTGTGGAACCCGGATACATGACTGGGTATCATTATGATATTGATGACCGTGAGCAAGAGTATTTAAAACTAGGCAAAATTAAACGCTTTTCAATTTTTATGAACGAGCCTAAAGTAGGACAACTATTCATCTTAGGTAGCAACTATTATTATAATCAAGAACAAGGCACTACAATATCTTGGCTCAACTACAGAGAATGGCATAACGGTATCAATGGCAGTCTATCAAACAAGTATATGTTTCATTTGTTGGGTTATTAATGTTTAACTTTAAATCTCTTAAACAAGTACAAGTTGAAATAACCAACAAGTGCCAAGCAAGTTGTCCTATGTGTTTGCGTAACATTCACGGCGGAATTGAAAACCCATCGTTGATTTCGAACGAATGGTCTATTGAACAATTCAAGAACATCTTTAACTTTGAAGTCTTAGAACAAATTGAACATATCAATTTTTGTGGAGACTTTGGAGACCCTATCCTTAATAACGATTTAATAGCGATGTGTCAGTATCTAAAAGATGCTAGTAATGTTCGTGTTAGCATTAAAACAAATGGTAGTGCTAGAACTGTTGATTGGTGGACAGCATTGGCAAAATCTTTGCCGGCAAACCATGCAGTGGAGTTTGCTTTAGACGGATTAAGCTCTACCCATAGCTTATACAGAATAGGAACGGATTTTAACACTATAATAAGGAACGCAACTGCATTCATGGATGCTGGAGGTCTTGCTGATTGGATGTTTATTAAATTTAAACACAACGAACAGGATGTAGATGTTGCACGTAACATGGCTAACTCTTTAGGATTTAAATCTTTTAAAGTTAAAAACAGTAAACGTTTTGGTAAAAAATTTCCTGTATTAGATAGAAAAGGAACTGTTACTCACTATATTGAACAGCCAATCTCAAGCAATATACAGCCTGTTGAATTTGTAGATTTAAAAGATTACAAAACTTGGGATAGTAAAATTAACTGTTTTACATTTGATAATAAAGAACTTTATATAGACGCACACGGGTATGTTATGCCTTGTTGTTTGATTGGTTCTTTTATGTATGCAAATTATGATACAGCATTATATAAAAAATATAAGCTAGATGATTATACTTCTATTACAGGGCTTGCAAGAGAAGTACAACTAGAAGTTTTTGAAACTATCAAAGAGTTAGGAGGATTAGATCAGCTTGATACTAATCAGCATTCCATTAAGGATATAATGAACCGACCTGTTTGGCAAACCTTGATACAAGACAAATGGAAAACTAATAGTTCTAGTCCATGTGTTATTTTGTGTGGAGACAAATCTCCTTATATCACTATCGCAGAACAACTTAATCGTGAGCAGTAATTTGTAATGTATATCGTGTGTTGTAACCTATATTAACAACACCGTGTACAATCATAGGATCGCTCCATTCATATACATCGCCTGCCTTATAATTAGAAAGCATTTTGTCATCGTAGACAAATATATGACCAGGTTCAAAATCTTGTAAAAACATTGTATAGCGTACAGGATTGTCTACTTCAACTAGATGAGGATCTATATGCATAGCCTGCATTTGTCCAGGTAATAGTTTTACAAACCACCAAAAACAACGATTGCGTTTTTCAGGCAAGTCGGGTAAAACAATTTCAAATCCTTGCATATCGATACTATTACGATTGAACTGTTGAAAGTCGTGATTTTTATGTGCATACCCTGGACGAGCTAGTTCCCTAAACTTATCCAGCAAAGGATGCCCTTGCCATCGATTGGGTTGCCACACATAGGCAGTATCCCCATCACGAGTACGAAGATGATTCATTAACTCATCTGTAATCCAATCTCGATAATTTCCTATGTATTTCATTTTGCAGTTATATAATTATATTCATCTGGTAATGTATCGTACAACATCATTTTATTGTTAACAGATGCATCTCTTAAAATTACTTGGTGTACCAACGGGGATCTTTTTCTGTTAGGCAGTATATCCGCGATTGCTTCGGTTTGTATTTCAGACATATCTAAAGTAGTAACATCAGGCCATTGAATTGCCTTAACATATACTCCGTTAATGACAAGCGGATAGTGCGCTCTTATACCTAAATTAATGTCTGTGGCATAAGTCCATTTTTTATCTTTGGCTATTTGTTCAATCGCCTTAACTAACTGACTGAGGTATATCTTGTCTCCTTCGGGGTTGCGTCCAATATCTGATCCAACGCGAACTCTGAAATTTTTAGTAAGCGGATAAAATTTTTGAATTTCTTCTAAACAATATTCTAACTGTCCTAAATCTTCTAATGTGTAGCTGATACCTTTTATAGGCAATCCTAATTTAACACAATTATCGATTCCTAGCATTTGTTTATTTCGTACAGTATACCCGTTGTAGTCAGGATGATTTAACCCTATAGTCCACATGACATTTTTAAATTTTATAAATTGTCTAGCATATTCTTCTCTTGATAAGTTGACACCGTTGCTTAATATCATTATACTTCTAGGCTTACCAGACAAACTTTGTATTCTTTCAATTAGTAAAGGTAAATCTTTACGTACTGTAGGTTCGGCTCCTACTAATGATACTGCTAGCCCATCGTCGGGCCACGAACTGATTAAACTTAGCAAATAATCAATTGGAGGGTCCACAGACTTATTATCGGGTTCCTGATAACAATGCGGACAGTCTAAGTTGCATCTATTAGTAACTTCGATAAAATAACTTGATAAATCTCTTCTTGGGTAGTTGTAGTTTAGATAAAAATCGGCATCAGGTTCTACAAGATGTTCCTGGTACCCATGTTGTTTACAAGTCTTACCCAACCAAATAGCACCGTCACGTTCAAAACTAATTGCAGGAACATGTCTGTAACAATGCTCGCATAAAGACAACGTATCCTTTATTTTATTCATTAACATTCCAAACTGTTAAATGTGCAACAAGCCTGACTGTATGACTTATATTACTGCTTCCGTGTAAATCCATCACATTGTTAAATTCCCACAAATCTCCTTTTTTGTAATCTTTAGGTATGTTATTACCCCAGACAAGTATGTGCCCAGGATCATAATCGACTAGTGCCATAAAATATCTTTTACAATTTTCAGGATTAGGATCTACATGCATAGGAAGATAATTGCCTGGTGCAAGTTTAGTAATTACTTCCTCGTAGTCGTTAGAAAGACTAACAGGCCATTTTATAAAACATTTTTCGTTTTTATTTTCAAATACTTCCCAATATAAGTTAGGATGCAATTCTAAAGACTTGTCTGTATATTCTGTAAATCCAGCTTGGTAACAATCTTTAATTTGATCAGGCTGAGGGGATCCTTTAGTTTTTAAAAGGTAATCTACTAGTTCTTCGCTTACTAGACTACTATAATTTCCTAGGTACTTCATTAATATGTTTCCAAATGGTCAATGCCTAATTGTTTACGAAATTGTTCTGTGAACTTACCATCGATGCGTAGGCTATAACTTTGTTCCATGATACGTTCTCCGCCGTGCCAGTCAACATCATTCCACCAAGCCGCACGAGTGTTTAAGTATGTCTTATCTTTGTTCTCTGGATCCCAAAGGTACATAGCTTTCTTTGTGTTAGGGCGAATGTGTATAAACTCATTGCGGTGAGGCTTAACAACATCTATACCATTCTTAGCATCTAAATCTCTATGTTCAAACGGAATACCATCTGCTTCACAATGAAAGAATATAACACGACCAATATCTTCAAATACTGTACCAACTAGACTTTCTACCCAAGCAACTGTACCTGGAAAGTAAACCGCTTCAGGAGTCAGATTGCGTGGAGCAGTACGATCATCCCAGGAACCTTCTTCCCACAAATAATAGTAGATGTATGGATCGTATGCACCCATAGCCATTTTTAGGAAACGTGTAAACTTGTTACGTTGCTGGAAGTTTTTAAAGTCCAACGGCATTAGTTTTAAGCCTGCTTCTTTAATAGGATTACCGTCTGGTAATGCGGCTAATTCTTTGGCGGCTTGATATATAGGTTTCCAATTAGGAACATAGCTCATATCGTCAAAACTAAATCCGGGAGCCATCCAAGTTCCTTCTTTAGCAAAATCTCGTGCTAGTGCAAACCCGGTTAATATTTCAGGTTGAAGTTTGTCAAATAAAGCCATATCCAAATATGGTTCCATGTTATAATAAGGGTTGCCGTTTATACCAATGAGCATAATTTTATAAGATAATTAGTTATATGAAATATGAATACTATTACAATAATGTGCCAGGACACGGACTGTGTCGGAACAATCTTATTTACACAAGTTTGATCTCGACCGATAAAAAAACATTTGTGAAATGGTATCACAACGATACTGAATATCATAAAGGCAAAAACCAAGTAGTGGATCCTGCCAAAATGTATGAAAAATGGAATAGGGAAATGCACTATCTACATAACATGGCACACCATTATCCAGATTTAGTTCCAGAGATTGTAGAAGTTAATGTGCCTGAACGTAAAATATATCTCCGAATAGACGGCCCTGATTTTTGGGAACGTAGTCGATGTAATCAAAATAATTATGCTAATGTGGTTCCAGATTGGCAAGATCAAATGATTGGGATAATCAAAGCACATAGAAGCCTAGGATGGTGGAAGTATAGCATGCATCCTAGCAGTTATTTTATCGTAGACGGCAAGTTGAAAAGTATTAACTACTTCTTTACCTATCATCGGGACGAAACACCTTTTAGTATCAAAGATGTAGAAAGTCATATCTACAGTACTAGGCAAGACGAGATGCGTAAACATATAGCAGGGCTAGGTATAGAATGGGACAAGCCGCAGTCATTCGAAACTATGAATGAACTTTGCTGGTCCAGCTTTAGTACAAATTACCCTGCTGATTTTATCGAGCGTGTTAAATGTATAAAGTAATACCTTGGACACCCGACTTAGACTTAACAGAATTTTATGCAGAAGCTAAGAAGCGTGGATTCGAAAACAACTCTAGCCAGAAGGCACTGGTAGATTGTTTTAATAACGAGAAGTATAAACAAGTATGGATCTTATACTATAACGATCAAGCGGTAGGTAGTGTGGCCGCACACAGCTTTCCAGAGATGGGCGAAGATGCTTATCGCATTGCCGCTCGTACCTGTGTGTTTACAGACAAGTTGCCTGGAACCTACGGACAAGGCCTACGCACCATAAGTGTAATTACGGATCATCAAAATCCTACAGCACAATTTTTAATCCCTGCTTGTATTGAATGGACTCCGCCTTGGGCCGACTTGTATATTACCAGCAATGAAAGCGCAGTAGGAACACAGCGCCTGGTGCATAAAATATTTGGACCAGCTATGGAACACTTAGGACTAATGAAGGCTGTTAAAGAAATAGACTATAGAGGAACCAAGCAAACTGTATGGCAGTTGTTCCCTGATAAGTTTCTAAAAGATTTGGAGAAGTTTCCTCGATGGTAACAAAATTTAAACAAACTAAGAATAAATCCATTGTTTGTTGTATTGTAGATAATACAAATACATATTCGTCAGGATGGGCTAGAGAAATATCAGTTAACATTTCAGATTTTCTTTTGCATAGATTTATCAAACATGATTTCGATGTATTAATAGATTCCAGTGAAGACGACTTGTTAGCCACTGCAAGCGCAGAAGGGTACAGCCATGCAGTTGTAATCGCAACAGGAATGAGCTTGGGATTAAGTGATAGACTGTTTTCAGCAATAGAAAGATTATGTAAACAGGATTTCTTTATAGCAGGACACGTATTAGAAAGAAATGAAAATTCGTATTGGCGTAACGGCTATTATGAATTGCATCATCAATTTTATATTGTGCGCCTGGCTGATTATATAGAGTTAGGATATCCTGCTGTAGGCAACCAAGAAAGTATTAAACATATACAAATAGCGCCATTGCGAAGTACAACTTGTTTATATAATGATCACGAAGTAGCAGAATGGATTAGACCAGGAACTGTTGAAAAAGAATACGACATGAAATGTCATGGCTGGAATATTATATCTGTAGCATTAAAAAATAATAAAACACTTATTGACTTAGGCGAAGATATACGCAACAACAAAAAGTATCTATACTACGAACACGATCATGTGTTCCTTAGAGAAATGAGCTATGTTTACTACAATCAATTCTTTTGTAATAATTTTACTCCAGCGTGGAATAGTGATAGCTTAAGACAGCTTTCAGGAATTGCAAGCCCAGTTGATCAATATATCAGTGTAGGAATTGGTGTTAATTGGATTCGTAATTTAGAGCAGTTAGGAGTAACTCCAGATACTCGAGTAGTCTTTACAGATATTAATCATAACACCTTGCAATTTATGAAAGCTATGGTTGAAGGATGGGATGGAAGAAATTATGCTGAATTTTATCGAAATCACTTACCTATTATGCCTAACAATGTAACACAGGATATTAACGCTTATATTGACTATGCTGATAAGGAATGGACAAACTTCCTCGCCAATTTTT